AACTGATTACAGTGTCTTCAAGTACGTAAACACCGACAAAGTTTTTAGTTGCTTCTGATGTGTTGTTCACGATGTACACACCGTTGTCTGCTGACATTAATTTTTCTCCGAAAAGTGCCATTTTTTTAAGTTTTAGGAATTGAACAAGCGTTATATTGAATAGGTGATTGTATTTGCAGTGTGAACACCCAGCCTGATACGTAGTCTTGGTGTCCTTGTGTAAATTTAGTAAGCGTATTTGTTCTTTGTATTACCTCTGTGTTAGGTAATACACGGTCGCCATAAACATCCGTGCCGTTAGCTAACCAACTAAGGAAGTCTTCTACTATCTGAGCAGTGTCATTTAATGCGTGCCGCTCATCTCGTTCGTCACGCTGCACACGGTCACATACAACGAATGTAAACTCAATAGTCTTCACGTTACCTTGTATTGACTCAGTGTTCACGTCACACCACATCAGCGGATATTCTCGGTTGCTGTCTTGTGTTCCGTCAGCTTCGTTAAACGAATGCACCAACTCCCACAAATCACCCTGACCAAAATTACCCTTTAGTTGCAGGTGACTGGTTGCGAAGACCTCGAATAAGTTGATATACTGGTTTAGCGTCATTTGACACGGCCTTGTTTAGTTTAACGATTACTTTCTTTGATTTCATTACCATTTGTACCTTGGTTTACTACTGGTGTGTCGTTTAAGATATATGGGTGATGAATAGGATTTAGCATTTGGCGACATCTTATCTGCGGTGGTGTTCTGAGTGTATTCAGGAAGGCTATCTGAATACTCGCATAGATAGTCGTTAAGACGTTGCAGGTAAAATTCTGCCTTATTTTTGTATTCTTCGCGCAAGTTCTGCATCGTCTGCCAATCCACAGGTTGCGAGTTGTCAGAACTAGATGATGCGATAGACTTGTTCATGATTTTGAAGTTCACTTCACGCGCTGCTTCGTACACGGTGAACCATGCGAGTGCAGGGCTTATGTATGTGTTGGCTAGTGTTGCGTAAACACCAGTTAATGACCCTGAAACGGTGTCAGTACGTATCTTGTCGAATAAGTCAGTACCAAGCGCAGGTTGAATGTACAAGTCTTGCGCAAGGTTAGTGGAAACATTCAATACATCGTCGTTTACGTTGGCATGAACGCCAGTAATTTGCTTGATGTATGTTGCTGATATGATTAACCCTATATTCATTTTCTACGTTTTTTTACAACTACCGCTTCCCAAATATGTCTGCAATACGGTGTAGTGTTATCAGTGCCTTTCTTAGTGTAGAACCCGCCACGATATACCCATGCGTTCGTATTCTCATCTTGGTCGTTTTTAATGCGATTAATCTCATCGCGGGAGTACAACCTGTTCAGGCCAATCAAACGACGGCAGAAGTCACGTGTGCTATTGATAACCGCAGCTCCCATGCCGTCTGCAACAGCATAACGATACTTCACTTCGATATCAAGCACCACGTCCTGTTCTTTGATGGTATCTTCGCCTGACTTTGACACCTCCCAGTTAATCCCTTGCTTACCTTTAAGTAGTCCTGCGTTCTCAAGTTGAGAAACAATGTCATTGGCATCGGATGGAGTGAGGTCAAACGCCTCAGCGATTTCAGCGATGGTTATCTTTGGGTTGTTCTTGATGGCTGACAGGATATTCGCTTCCAAGTCGCCAATCTCGATGCCTACAACCTCAGCGAAGTACATCGAACGGAACTGCGCATCTGATTTGTCAGGCTGCTTGTCGTTGCCGATGTGTACATGGTAGTTCTTGATTACTTCATATTCATCCGCATCCACACCTAGGACCTCGAACTGTGCAAGAACACGGTCGAACTTCTGCGATGAGAATGCTTCAATGTCTTCGGACATATCAATACCTAGTTTTTCACCAACCAGTTTGCGTTTTTCTTCGGTTGAAAGGATTTCCCATATTTTTTCAATCGGAATATCCTGTGAAATCGGTTTAACAGCCTTGAGGTTGAACGTTCCGTTGATGAATCCATTGAAGGACTGCAAATAATTCATATCGCGCTCCAACATGGTCTGCCAAGGATGGATATAAGACGAATAGAACAACTCGTATGCGTCATTCATCTCGTTTCTTCCACCCAACTGACCTTCTACACGAATACCGAATAGCATAGGTGATGTGATGTTGTGCGCGGTGAATATTTCTTCTTGTACTTGTTTGTTAAGTTCAATGAATTGGTTGACTAACTCAGATGAATTGATGCGTTCTACGCGTACCACTTGGTCAGGTGAGTTTTTGAATATCAAAAGTGCCTTACCAGCGTTGTCTGTGCCTGATTTTTGTTCTTCCCACGAGCGTTCGAATTGTTCCTTTTCTTCTTCTGTAGAGAACACGTTCTGCATCTCGACAATCGTGCCGCCCCAAAAGTTGTTGTTGATGTTGTTGATGGTATAGTTAGCGATTTGGCTATCTGCTTCGATGTATGGAATAGCCGCCTCATAAGATGGGCGCGGGTAGATAGCAAGTTCACCGTTTTTCACGGGTCTTGAATCAATACGTACGAATAGTTCTGATTTTTCCTTTGTTGTTCCAAGGATAGGCCACTCTTTAAAACCTTCCAAGGTCTTTGCTTTATCGTACTTAGTTACACCTTTCCAATCAGGAAGGTAACACCATACGTATTCACCTTTTTCGTTTTTTGCTAGCCGTACCTTAGCGAAGTTAACATGGTGATATGAAGCGATGCGTTCGCCATTCCTATCCCAGATGCACTCAACTGCATAGCCTCCAAAAATCTCAAAATCTGTGTACAGTTTCGGCGTGAGGTCGTTCCACGTTTCTTCTTCGTTCGCATTATTGATAGCATAGGTCGCTTTAGCGTTTATGTCGATTCGTTCTGAGTAAGATTTAGCGTTCCAACCACCACCTGTTGTGAATCTGACCTTCCCTTCGATGATCGCGCGGTGTTTCGGTGACTTAGTATATAGGTCGATAAGGTAATCAGGGTAAAGGTTGGTTGCGTTACTACCGTATAGGTAGATTTGGCCATCCTTCACTTCCTTGAACACTGGCGGTTTATGGTTTGTGCCGCCCATAAATAAAAATGGTTTACCCGCCATTGCTTACGAAATTAATTGAATTGTTATTTTGTACGAATGTGACTTCTGCTGCGCCTGTTACTTTAGCCATGCAAGATTTTATCAATTCGTTTGATGTGTTCCGTGTTAGGTTAGACGAACTTGTTTGCGCCCATACTTCAACTGCGTATTCTCCTGCAGGAAGTGTTATTTGTCCACTTGTGCGTGTAGCACCCGATGAGACTTCGGTAATTGTAAATGCTTGTCTGTTGCCATACACCGTGCCACTACTAGCGATGCACGATGTTTCAACGTCTTGGTTACTGATGAACACGAATAAATAATACGGGTCGGAAACAGTCGTCAGTTCTGTACTGATGACTACTGTGTTTGCCTGTCCTCGTGTTATTTGCAGCATCGTTTCAAAGTTAATAAAATGGGGTAACCTGTGAAAGTCACCCCATCTAAAATTAGTCGAAATTATTAGGCAGGAGTGGTGAGCGCAGTTATGAGTGAAGACTGAACGAAGTACATCGGAACTGGCTCGTTAGAGGTTATAGTTATCGCGTTATATCCGTTCGCATCACCAAGTGCTTTACCTGTGTTTGCGTCGATTCCTGTGAGTTTTGCGCCTTTGTATTTACCCATCAAAAGGTAGTTACCGTTAGCGTCTTTAACAAGGACAAGAAGTCTGTTGTTGGCAACCAATTTAAGCAAGTGACGCTTATCGTAGCTGAGTTTCTTAATGGAGAAAGTCAAGGTCTGAGCATAAACGCCCGAACCACCATCTGCCATAGAGAAAGCCTCTGCAAGTTGTGCGTCTTCTTTTTCTAAATTGAATGTCCAAAACTTTTTGCCTGATGTAAGCGTGAAAGTGGTTACCTGACCACTAGTGTCTGCGGTAAAGGTGTTCAAGTTTTCATACTCAGTGATGTAGATGGTGTCAACACCTCCTACGCCATCTAAGCAGTCCAACGTTACACCTGAATTAATTACACAAGCCATATTTTTTATGAATTAAGGGGAGGTGTTACCCTCCCCGATTAATTATGGAAGAATGATGTTTACTACTTCGTCAGGGAAAGCAACCTGCCAACCGCGTTTGTACTTGATTTGCAGTTTCACAGTACGGTCGTCGTTAGAGAACCAAATGTCTGCGTTGTCGATGTCGGAAACGTTGTCTTCACCTAAGTGAAGGTTGCTCTCGTGCATCATGTACGTATCGTCTGAACTGTTCAATCCATCGGCAGCTACTACATACACGTCAGAGTAACCAAGTACGCGTACTTCGTTAGGGTTTTGACCAACAGTACCGTCGTGAGCGAAATAGTTAGCGGCACGGTTAGCGATGTTATACTTCACAAACACTTCGCGTGGTACGAAAATCAATTTCTTACCAGCTTTTGCCATTACAGCAGGTTTGTTGGTTACCATCGCGAGAATCATCCCGTCGATTGCTCCGATAACGTTGGAGGTTGTCCAAGCGGTAATAGGAGTTGCGATGTACGCAGAAACGTTCGCGTTGATGGTAGTACCAGCGGTAGAAAGAATTTTCTTGATACCGTCGTAACGGCTCAGGTTAGGGTTACCGCTTGCGGTGTCACCTTGCCAGTCGGCATTCTCGGTGATTTGCATCAAGTTAGCAAGAACTTGTTCAACAGTTGCGCGTGGCAAGTCTGACTCAGTGTACTGAGAACCTGATGGAAGCAACATTTGAGTCCATTTAGTTTCGAGGTCTTCCAAGCACCACTCTTTATCTACTTTCGCTTTACCAACGGTGATAGTACGTTGTGTGAAAGTTGTGTTACCAGTTGCAGAGAATCCACAAGATGAACCTGATTGAAGGAAAACATCCTCGTCGAAGATTTGCAGCGATTCTGATGATTTGATACCAGATCTACGCTGAGCGTAAGATGCGGTAGTAGTACCGAACAACGCGGCAGACAAGAGTTCTTTGTTCTGCTCGTTGTTGTAGTTAGTTAATGATGATACAACAAATGACATGGTTAGTATTTTTTAAGGTTTTACTTTTTACGAGTTCTTGAAAGTTCCAAGGCCATTTCAAGCGGTGATTTAGGTGTAGGCTTACTTGGTGCGCGTTGTTCAGTCGGCTTAACCGATGCCTGTTCAGAAAACTTCGCGATATTCTCAGCGATTTTCTCGATAACAACATCTTTCTCGGCTAACTGTGCTTTGAGGTCTTCAACCTGCTTCTTGTAGCTTTCTTCGATTGCGAAGATGCTTTCCTTGATTGTTGATTCAATCAAACGCTTAACAGGTGCGCTCACCTCAGTTTCTTCGGCCATTTCTTCTGCTGGTGCAGCAGACGCGGCAGGTGGTTCTTCGGCAGGTGCAACGGGCTTAACTTCGGTAACAACACCACCAGCGACAACAACGATAGTGCCATCTTCCAATGCGTGTTCACCGTCGGGTGCTGGCATCTCGTTACCTTCAACAACAACATTGATAGGTTCTCCTACCATTGGCGCGTCTTCGGGGAACGTTACAACCGTAACACCGTCAGCAAGTGTAGCCTGTCCGAATTTTACTTCCTCATTCAAGGCAACCTTAACAACCTCTGCGGCTTTTTGGCTTCCATGCTTTTGAAATAAAAGTGAAAACAGATTTTTCATGTGATTAATTTTTAATAAGAGTTAAATGGTTAGTGAATTGACTATTTTAGAATGTCTTTGATTTGCGCGATGATGTCCTTTTCGTTTTCCTCTGCTACCAACATTTGTTGGAACATTCCTTCGATGGAGAATCCCCTTAGCTTACCTGTTGCGATAAACTCATCGAACAGTTGTTGGTCTGCGATATACACGCTGCCATAGATAGTTCTATCAGGGAGGTTGCTAAAGTTTTCAGGGGCTTTCACTCCGCGCGATTCATCTGCCATCCATGCCTCGAATAAGTATGCACCATCGACGATCATTTTCTTGTCGTGCATTAGGTTGATGTTCTTAGTCAACCCTTGCTGCATAAATTTCTTTAGCATTTTCTCGGTTGTTTCACCGTCGAACGTCACGTAAAATTCTTTCTGTGTTTTTTCGTCGCGTCTGAAAATCGGCAGGTCGGGAATCATTAACGGACCAGTAAGAATACGTCTAGCTTTGTCGGCATCGAAGCGGTATTTCTTTTCTTCGGATGAAAACGCCATCCAATCCACCATGATTGCAGGTTCATCAACTAATGCTACAAAGTCGAATCCTGATTCTTTGGAATCGTCAACGACCATTTTATAGATAGGTAGTTCCATTGTAATAAAGAGTTAATCGGGTCAATAATTGACTATTGTACTGTCGCCTTAGCAACCATTGCGGCCACACCTTTCTGTTTGTCGCTGATGTCCGTTTCGGTGACATAAACCTTGATAGGATTGGCCGTTCCATTCTCGATTGCTTCGCGATTCAGTGTAGTGCTGCCTAGTTGGTTCTGCGTTCCGAGCGATGGGGCTGCTGCGGATGCTCCTGCACCTCCTAGCGATGGGGGTGCGACGCCTCCTGCTTCTCCTAGGATTTTCTTAGCTGAAACGGCTGCGGCAAGAACTGTGGCTATACCTGATGTTATGTATGAGGCCAACAAGAACGGTGCTGCTGGGCCACCTGCTGCGGCCGCCTGTGCTGCTCCTGCGATAGTCGCTGAAATAGCCTTGGCCGTGTCAACTGCGAGTTGAGAAATAGCAATAGCCTTGTTGAACTTATCTAACTTATCTTGGTCTTTGATGAACAGTTCACCGATGTTGCGAAGCATATCGAAGGACTGCGTTTCCAATTGTTCCTTAAGCGCGTTCTTAGCTTCAATAGCTTCGCGTTCTTGTGCGTCACGTTCAGCCTGTGCCGCTAGTAACGCGTCGGCCTCGGCAGTAGATATGGCGATGTTGTCCTGTGCGAATTTAGCGTTGGCATCTAGCTTGGATTGGTTGTTTTCTTTCTGCCTTTCGAGTTCCATGTCTAGGAACTCCTGATTACGCTTACGGTCTCCTTCAACGGCCTTAGCGTTGTCCTCAGCTTGTTTCTTAGCTGCCTCCGCTGCCTTAGTGCGTTGCTTTGTGTTGAATAATTCTATCTGAAATTCCTGTTCTTCAAGTGCGGCCTTGGTCTGCTCGGCTTGTTTCTCGTAAACCTGAGCGAATCCCTTGGTGAACTCCGATGTCAGAATCTCACGTGCTTTCTGCGCCGTTGCTTGTCTTAAGCGCAGCTCTTCCTGTAACAATTGACGTATAGCATCTAGCTTCTTGCGTTCGATGGCAACCGTGTCGCGCCCTGATGCCTCGGCCAGTTGCAGTTCACGGTCGTATCGTTTCTCTACCTCAGCACGTAACGCTTGAACGGCCTTAATCTGTTCTTGGTAACCCTTGATAGCCTCGATGTTCGCCTTGCGCGTTGCTTCCCGCGCTGCCTGTTGTTGCTTTTCTAATTCGCTAACAGCATCGGTTGTGTCCATGAAGTATGACGCAAGTTTCGACAACCCAAGGATAAGTTCGGATAAACCTAGTGTAATGGCTGCGATAGCTATTCTACCAGCTACACCCATGTTTTCGAAGAATCCTATAATCTTTTGCCTGAACGCTACAATGGCAGTAAGCGCAGCGATGATACCTGTTAATACAAGGATTATAGGGTTAGCCATGATAACAGCCGACAGTGCCTTAAACGCTACCGACATCCCCTGAATACCTTCGGTCAGCATCTTCACACCTTGCGCAATAGCTGTGGCCGCTTGTACTTTCAATAGTGCCTGCTCAACTTCTTCTGATTCGACACCAAACAAAGCCATTGCACCTGTAGCAACTGCGAACGCTCCTGCGATACCCTCAGCGGATTTTAAGAACGCATCTGCGGTCTGCTCAGGATTAAGTGCTTTGAGTCCTTCTTCGAGTTCGCCAACACGTCCTTCGGTTGCTTTAATCTCCGCTTGAAGTTCTTTGAAGCGAGGCGATGATGTTGGGACTTTTTCGATTTCTTCCCGTGCCGACTGTGCTTTCTTCTTAAGAGAACCTAGCGATTCATCCGCGCCCGACGCGTCAACTTCTACTTTGTAAACTATTTCTTCGGCCATTATCTTTCAATTATCATTGTTGTACCTGCCATTGTTGTTGCGGTTGTTGCTGATGCACGATATACCCACCATTGCGCTGTACCATTGTATATCCTCACGCCTGTGCCATTTGTTACATACGTGTCGCCAATACCTCCTACGTTTGCGACAGGGTTAGCAATAGAATATAGATTCCGATACAACACAATACTGATAGCTCCACCACCATAAGTTGTGCCTAGTGTAATGGATTGAATACTTCTGATACCTCTGTCACCTGTGGCTAGTTGTAATGGCACAAACGTACCCGCAACAGCTGTGGCGGGGAATGAACTGATAGTTGCTGTCTTACCTGCCGTACCATCCGAGTTCGTATAACTTAACGTGGTGTTGGTAATCGCTCCCGCGTTTGTCGTTGCTGTGGTCACATAGATAGCTGCATTCCACCCTTCACCATTCGTTGACCCGTTAAGGTCACGCGCGGGGATAGATGTTGCAGGCATGGTGATAGCTTGTGCCGTTGTGGTTGTTACTACGATGCCTGTATTGTACCAAAGTAAATCTACCAATTGAACGAGATGCCCTGTTGATGTTGTAATCTTTGGAGGTACTAAATAATAACTACCCGAGGCAGGGTTAGGTAATTGAGGGCAACCTGCTTGTGTCGCTCCCGCAGGGTTAGCCGCGTTACTCGCTTGACTTGCGTCAGTCCACCATCCATTCACGCCCGGCGCACCTGGTGACCAAGCGCCTGGAAATCCCGAATCTTTAGCCCACCCATACCACTGACCAACGGCCTCGGCAGCAGAGCCAATCTTGTAAAACTGAAACGGCATACCAGTGTACCCGATAACATCTGTTGACGCTTTCTTTTCTCGACCTTGTGAATCATACACTGTGAATGTTCCATCCTGCGTAACCTTTAACGATTCGCCATGTGCCAGTGTGTACGTCCCACCGATAACGAAATCAGCGCCACTCACGTCTTTCTGCAACGTAATGTTACACGATGATGTCGCGTCTTTATTCGTTATGGTTAATAGCTTGACTTGTATTTGTTCACCACTCGACGGGGAACCTATTATTGTTGTTGTTGTTGCTGAAAAGATAGACCCTTGAGTTGAATCAATCGTAATTGAACTGGACGTTATCTGAGCCACTGCAATATAAAAATCTATGGTAGCCGATGATGATGTCACCAATTCTAATTGGTCGTTTACTGTTGATAGTACAATCATATTCCTATTGATGTTATTCGTAAAACTTCTGAGAATGTCAATCCACCTCCACCGCCACCTGCGCTTGGGTCGTAGTCCAATAGCACGTGCCATTCTTCACCGTCTGAATAAACCTCGTAAGAAGTGTATTGGTCGGTGATGTCCTTATAGTTAGAACCGTCAACTGTGCTGCCGTTATTTGAAGCGTTAATACGAACGTAGTTACTTGATAAATCTACCTTCTTAACGATGACAGAATACCCCATGTAATCTTCGGGCGCAGGTAGTTCAATCACAAGGTTAGAACTTGTTGCGTCGCATAGCAAAACACGATGCTCGAAGTCTCCTGATTTACCCGATGTGATATGCTCATGACTGAACTCACCATACATAGCGATGCCGTCAACGAATACGGTGTTGTTCACCCCTGTTACAGTTTTGTTGTTCGTATTAATCAGTGTGACGTTGTTCGATGCTAACACGATGTTGCCATCACCTGTGATGCTCACTCCTGATGATGAACCGACGTTGTTTCCTGATCCAGTGATAAACACTGCGTCAACACCTTCGCCGATTGCGTTGTCGTCACCGTTGATTGTCACGCCTTGCGCTGACTCCGCAATACGGTTGTTATTACCTGAAATGTTTAGGTCAGCGCGTTTACCGTTGTTGCCGTTGCCTCGGTAAGGTTTGGCGAACTGTGGCTTGTTGTCGCCTTTTTCTCCATCGACATTTGTGGTAGTTCCCGAAAATGGAACTCCGCCTATCAACTTCAAGAACTCACACTTGGTTAACTGTGGTTGTATTGGGTTGTAGTCGATTACCCTGTTTAATCTGAAGTATTGCTTGTCGAAATAGTATAGCTTAGAAAAATCAAGCGATAAAATATCAAGCGGATGCAAGTTAAAATATGCCGTTACAATCTTACTGTTGCGGTCAGTTGTTTCGTCAATCTGCTGCTTCCAATATTTATTCACTAGGTTAGCATTGGTGTAAGCAATAGCACCCCATGCCGATGTCCAGTAAATTTCCGCAGGTACACCGAACGATAAGTCAATCGTTGGTGAATACGGGTTGTCTAAGTGTGCTGCGTATGGGTATTCTGTGTAACTAGATGACCCCGACGGGTAGTCAATCGCATAGCTACCATCAAGTGCTACAATCCCTGAGTAGTACAGGATCCTAATATTTACCGATGTAGTCTTAACCACTCCATTGTCGTCGATAGATAAGATGCGCGGGTACACCATTGAGTTAACCGTGTTACCTACCGATGGCGTTGCGCTGAATCCTACTTCGATTACTTTGTCGTCCCTTAAAAAATCATTGGTGACGTCGATGGTTCGTTGTCCGTACGTCTCCCTCCATTCGTCTTGGTACAGAGTGTTAAAATAGTCTTTGTCGTCTTTGTATCTGAAAATATAACGTTTACCTTCCAGCTCCCCCATAGGCTTGATGTCCATTGGATTGGATATATCAAGTTTGCCTGACCAGTCGGCAACGGTTGATGTATAGAAGTCGTCGCGGGGTTCGATGATAAGTCTGTTCTGTGTTTCTTCATCTTGCTTAATGTAAAGATTGAACATACGAATAAGCCACAGCAAGAAGTCCTTTTGCTTAACGCTCTGCGGCACTACCGAGTTCATGTTGATGGTGTTCCCATACACGTATTCGGCAGAATTGATGTTGTTCTTAAACTCACTGCCAGTCTTTACTGTGTAATCCTCAGCACCCGTATAGTATGTGCCTGATGCGTAGAAGTAATCCGTTATTCCCTTGCCGTTGTATATCGGAATAGTTATCGCAGGATTGCTCGATGGAATCTTAGTCACGGAAACACGCACACGAACATTAGCACCAGCGAATAGCGATAGGTTACCTGAGTTCATGCGTATGATGCCATCACCTACACCGTTAATCTGATTAATCCATGTTCCGTCGGTGTCCGAATCTGTTGATGTAGTGAACTGGTCAACGCGCCAAGTATTGAATCCTAAGTTAACGTTAGTGTAACCACTCCCTGTATCTGCTTGAATTATAGCACTAGCACGGTAATCATGCAGCGCATACATGGCCACGCCTGATGTTGCAGGAGTTAGAACGATGCGCGGCTGAACTTCAACATAGAAGTTGTAGTTCGCGTCAAGGCCAACGCCAACGGTGAATATACCTGTACCTGTGTTGTACTGAGATGATGGGTCGTTTGTTTCGGTGTTGAATACTACCGTCGCTGTGGTAGTGAATGACTGTGGTGTTCCTGTACGTGACGCGGCAAATAATCTATCAGCGATGTCGTCTGCACTGAGTTGGAACGTTCCGCCAGTAAACGGAACGACAAGCGATTCAAAGTCTGTTGAGGTTAAGAAGTCGGAATCGTATGTGAACCCTGCTGATTCAAAGATTTTGTCAACATATTCCTTTACGTAGATAGCAGGTCGGTAATTCAGGTAGGAAAAATTCGTTACCGATGAGCCAAAGCCATAGTCGATGTGCGGATATACATAACCATTACCAAGTGCGAACGCGGTTGAACCTCCATTCTCAACGATGGATGTGTCCCATGAGTTTTCGATGTTGGTTTGTGTCCAAGCGTGATTGAACTCAGAAAAATCCAAGTCGGTCAGGTATTCATCACCGATGCGTTGGAATAAGTCGATGAGTTCACCAACTAACTGGCAGTTGTACACGATGTCGAGGTTGTCTAATCGTGTAACACTCATCAGTTGGATAATGCCCCTGAACTGTTCGATGCCGTCGATGTAAAGTACGGCCGATGTCTTTAGGTTCGGGTTGTAATCAGGTGTAAAGTTCGTAGTTGTTGCATTCTCGATATAGCTATCAAGATTGTACAAATGACCGAACAAAGAATTGTTAGTCTTGCTTGATGGAAGACTAACAGTTTTAGAATAATTAGCCTGACGTTTCTCAGGCTGAGAAATATCGCTAACTTGATAGTTCAACGCCCAATTAAAATCAGGCATTACATCTACCAAGGTGTCGTTAACGTATAGTTCTATCTTGCTCATTAGTAACGTTGGCGATAGTTTGAAACACTCAGTTTAATCTGCACCTCTAAGTTGTACAGTTGTAAGTCGGTGTCGCGTTGTGTAGTGTAGGATGTGTTCACCACGTTAACAGCTACGGTAGTGGTCCAGTCATTGAACCAAAACACCTGCGGTGATTCCACCAACTCCTTAAGCCACTCGAACTGCTCTTCCTTAAGCCATCCTGAACGCAAGGTGATGACGTCATCTGATGCGGTGTAGTATGATAAGTAGCCACGTTGGTCTGCCGTTACCGAGTAACCGCCACCTGACGTTGCGCCTGTGTTTTTCTTATAGTCCTTGCGTGTGATGTTCGATGTAGTAGTGTTTTGTCTGCGGAACTGGAACGAATCGAATCCGCCTAATGCGTTTTGGAAGTGCAGTTCGTAAATATCGTAGATAGTACAGTCTTCGTCGATGTAAAATGTGAATACCTCACTACGCGCATTGTTTGAGTTGTCAACCAACTGCAAGGTGTAATAAGTTACTGATGATGTAATGATGGGTTGCGTTCCTGTTGATAGTGTTGCGTTGTTAAGGTTGATACCAGCGGCAACACGCAAGAATCTATCAGCGATAGTCGTGGCAGGATCGTTGTATGAATTATTGAATCTATAAGTGTCGATTAACGTACCTGAGTTATTGTAAGTCTTCACCTCGCACTTGTACACATAGTTCTGAAAGTGCGTGAAGTACAACCACAAGTATTGATTATCAAACAACGTAGTAGTACGCGGCATATTGGTTAGGAACTTACTAGTCGACGCACCCATCTGATACTCCTGAGAGTTCCACACTAAGTCATTGATGAAATCTAGTTGTTCAATCGAACTGTTAATGGCGTAGTAAGTAGTTCCCGTTGCACCTGCGTAGTATGTCGCACCTGTGGAGGACAGTCCGTATTCTTCACCAGCAATAACATACACCGTTGCGTATGATTCAGAATTTTTAACGAATCCATCCGTGCCGATTAGGTTAAGGTCATAGTTAAGATACGGTTCAACGACTCCTTTGATGTCGAATACGCCAACTCCGTATGTCGGATGTGGTGCTTTCTTCAATCGCTTAATCTTAGTGCCGTTCACATACACGTCCATGCAATACTGATAGTTAGGCTGCGTGTTCTGCGTTGAGGACACAACATAGTTCTGCTCATTGTACCCTGAAACAAGGTTGTAAGCACTAGCCCATGTAGGTTCTTGTTGTATCGTGTATGCCATTATTGCCTTAGAATTTGTTCGATGTCAATCTTCACGCTCTCCCCTAATAATAGAGTTAATTGCTCTTCTAATTGACTAACCCTTCCATCCTGCAACAAGTCGGTAAAAAAGCCTGAGCCTTTGTACCCGAATCGTTTAATGATACCTTTTTTGTGTATTGATTTTTTAATCGCCCATGCTAGTGACTTTTTAGCATCAGCGAATTTTACCTTGGACTTATTCGGGTTCTTTAGTTTTGACTTGTAGATAGCCAGTGGGTTTATGTTATGGGTGCTAATCCAATTCTCTAATGAGTTAACCATGCGCTGCCTATCCGCTGCCGTTCCTTTGCGCTTGGCCGCCCTAGTACCTTTGTCGATGTACTTCCAATAGTCGTCCATACTTAAGGTCATTTCGATAGAGTTTCCACGTATGGAAACTTTATACCTTACTGACCCAGCTAAACCCGATTGTCCCATCGGTGCATGACCTTTGGCCTTAAGCGATGTCATAGTGTCGGCCGCTAAGTCCTTACCGAAGAATTCCAGTGTATCTATGATTTGGTCTAGTGTTGCCATTTTAGATTTTTCTTGGTTGGTTAGCTTGTTCGATTAATCGTTTCACTCGGTTGCGGTCTTTGATGTAGGCCATTGTATTGAAGAACTTCGTTATCTCCCAGTCATACAGGATAGTGTCCCACTTACAGTAATCCCCTCCTGATAACTCATCCAACAGCGAAAACCATCCCCAACGGTTTAGAAATTTGCGTTCCGCAGATATTCGGTCAGTTCCTTCGTCAGTTTCGTCTGCGTCTTGATTGAATAGGTTCGGATAGCTTCGGGTAATTCCTGCCACACGGTCAAAAAAAAAGTAGCTAATGGGAACACTACCGACATCGGTAACTCCTTCCAAAACAACTGAGCAACTTCTTCGTTGTCCTGTGTTCTGAATGTCTTACCACGTTCGATACACCACACCGACATTACTCGGTGAATATTCTCCCAAAAATTAATGTTATCCTTAGTGTATGTCGAATGGCTTATGAACTGCGCAGGGCTTACGGCTGACATATCAGGGCTAACATCAAACCATCTACCACCGACAACAAATTCATTGATGAACTGCGTCTGCGGTGGTGTAGCAAGAAATGCCGTAGCCTCTAATATTTTCTTAATCTCAGGCATAGGGATATTGAACGCCTCATCTTCGGATATGCCACACAGTATTGATACCTTACGCCCGTAGTAATCATACACGTCTAGGTCGCCTTTGTGCTGCTCTAATTCATACAACTGAGCGTATTGTCCGATGCTAACCTGCATCCAGTTCTTAGGGTATTTCATATTAGGTGAATTTAACTGCTGCTGCTTGTTTCATTGTTTTGTATGCGTGGTAACCAATGGCCGAACCCATCACACCGTCGTCATGGAATCCTGCTGGTGCTGCGTAACGTACTGAGCGTGTCTTGGGATTGTACTCCCATGTCAGCATCTTAAGTTCGTTAATCAACCATGCTTCGTTCAGGAATGATACATCGGCATTACTGTTAGCCACGATTAATTCTTCAATAATATCCTGCTTCGATTTGCTTGTCGTTACAAATGGCTCAACACGTCCTATCTTGTACTGCCGTCTTACCAAGTCAAGAATAGGGTCGCCCACACCGTTCACCTCAACTAATAATTGTGGTTTAAATCGGTTTAGATGTTTAACTACGTGGTTAACTATATTCGTCCATTCCATTTGTCGCCAACGTTCGATAAAGACCATCTGACCGCGTTCGTTGTAGATAGTCAACACCGTGTAGTCGTCCGCACGACCAACGTCAAGACCCGCATAGTGCTTGTATAGGTTCTCAGGTGCATCATTGATATTCAACTCACCGAATACCGAAGCACCACCATCTAAGAACTCAGCCATGTACTCCTGCCTGAACACATGATCGGGCAGGGTTTTTCTCGCATCGTCAATCTCCGATGGGTTAATCAAAGGATTGTGATACGAGGTCATGGTAAACGACCTGTACTGCGGGTTTTCTTCTTGCAGGTTAAACACTTGATAGAAGTGGTTTTTACCCTTCGGTGTGCTTATCAATAACAC